GTGGTGATGCCCACACCGTCCATGCGGAATTTCTTTGTGTTGTCAGCCGGATCAGCCAGCGTAAATGTATCGTCAATGACGCTAGTGCCAGCGTTCATATCGGCTAGATGCGCCATCATTTCGCGCAACGCATTGTTGACACTGCTCGGCAACATAGTGCCTTCGTTTATATCAATGGAATCAATGTCCGTATTGTTTGACGCTGTGCTGTCGTACTCGTTAATCTGTGTCTTTGCCATGTTTCGCTACCTCTAGTGTGTTTATATCATTTCTATTGCGTCTAATCCAGACCGAGCTTTTTTTTCTGTAATAGTGAAAGCGGTTTGCCCGCTTTCTGTTCTATCATTTCACCAACAATAGGCGGTGGTGATGACTCACCACCAAATGGTTCGCCAAAAACAAATGGCTGTAAAACCGCGCCCTCAATAACATTTGATACAATGTTTATATTAGCTGGTGACAATACGCGACCCTGTCCAGTCTTGATATTACGCAACTGATTTACACTATCAGGGTCAGTGATCGCTTTGGCTAAAACATCAAGATTAGCGTTAATAATGCCGCGTTGCGCTCTCTCTTGTGCTTTACCAAAAATTCTATGCGGTGACATAATATTTGTTACAGCCCCTGCACCCATTGCATTTTCAGTAACATCTTGTATGACACCTAAATTCTGTGATGTCACGCTGTTATAGTTTATTGTTTGCCCAATGCGGCTATAAACTGTCATAAGGTTGTTAAATGCCTCAAACTGCTCTGGTGACATAGCCGCTTTAAGCCTAGATTTTTGGGATGGATTGCCAGCCATTTTTGACCAGAATGACATGACCTGTTTGGATGCCGCCGCATCCGGACGGCTCAGACCACTTAACGATTCTTTTGAGGCAAGCTCCCACTGTGATTCCAAAGCACCACGCAACAAGGCATTAAACTTAGACTCACCATCAGGCAGGGCAAGAATATTTTTTCTAGCTCTAGCAATCGCGGCTGGGCTGTCTGACATGATAAACCGTCCAGCGTCCATTAATTGGTCATCTGTAAGATTAGATATTTTATTCAGTGATCCAGCTACCGCTAAGTCGATGTCACCACTTAAATCACCCCAAGTCTGTCTAGCCTGTGCAAATGACGGAGCGGCGGTGTCTAACTGTGACAGCAAAGAATCTTTTAGTGCTTGCGCTCTGTTAGCCGCCTTGTTTTTACCTTGTCTTCTTAAACCGTCTATTATGTCGTCTAATGGCTCTTTAACGCTCTGCTGTATTTGCTCTAATGACATATCACTACGCAAAACACGTTTGCCATCAACTATCTGAGTGTAACCTTTTTTTAAGCTGTTTAATTGCCCTGCTAGTTGTGGGAAATCTCTTATTGATAAATCGACCTGTGAATTAAAAGACTGCAAGCTAATGTTTTGACCAGCCTCTGCCTGTGCCTTAGTGTAGAAAGGTTTTGCCGCAAGATCGCGTTCTCTCTTTAACAGTTTGATTGATTGTTCAGCCGCCTCTCTACCAACTGCCCCAGCTTGCTCACCAGCAAGTGGCGATATGCTTTCAATGAAAGATTTGCCAGCCTGACTTGCTTGTAGCCCTCTGGCCTCGTAAAATTGTTGCATCAAGTCTGCTGTTTTTGGCATGTCACCTAATATGCGCTGTTCTCTACCCAAGGACACAACTTTAGTTAGCTCTGCTGGAGTCAGTACAATGCTAGTGCCGTATTCCTTGTTAACTGCTTCTAACGCTTCTTGTGCGGCTGACAAATCTTTTTTATCTCCACGCTTTAAAACATCTGCGTATTTTTTGTAATAACGCGATGCCATAGCGCGTGACATACCCTTACCGACAAGTGTGGCTATTCCAGCACCACCTGCTTCAAAGGCCGCCGCCATTCCTAGCTGTGACACATCTCGTGGCTCACCCATAGTAAGGTTCGCTAACTCTTGTCTAGCGGCCTCACCTATTGTAGCACCTGATGTAGCCATAGCAGTAAACCCTGCTGGGGTTTTTGTTGCAGTACCTGTTAATGGCGATGCGGCTAGTAAGCTACCGCCTATCGCACCAATAGGTTGAAATAGTTCTCCGGTTTGTTCAGCAATTTCGCCAAGCAATCCTGTATTTACATAAGCAATTTTGCCGTCATCGGTTACATAGACAACCTCGCCTTCCGGTGTTGTTCCGAATCTTTCGGTTGGCAGTCCTAACTGTTGAGCAAAATATTGCTTACGCCTTTCAGGGTCTTTTGCAAGTGATGCAACCGCGACATCATAAAATGGCAGTTGATACTTTGATTCTGTTGTCACCCTTTCAGGCATGAACATTTCTGCTATTGCTGGCATCGACAGTAACGCATCCATCTCAGCAGTTTGCTGTGATATTGGTTTACCTGACTGTGCTTGCTGTAAAAGTGATTGTGCCATTATTGATTAGCCTCGTTTGTTCTGAACTCTGATATTTCATCAGCCCACAAATTAGCGGCTTCCATTTCCGTTTTAGCTAGTTTACGTCTTAAAGCATCGTCAATAAAATCACTAAAGAAAATAGTTTGGCCATCCACCGTATAATCAAGCGGATATTTATAAGACAAGTCATCAGTAATTTTTTGATTGCCAGTCAACAACAGTTTAGCCCTGATGTTGATTGATCTTAACGCATTAATCTGTCCATTAATTTTAGCTTGAAACTCAATAGGCGAGTCGCCACTAAATGGATTTGCGATACTGCCCAGATAACTATAACTTGTTCGGATTCTGGTATTTTCTTGTGTAGACACTGCCGCACCAGATAATTCATTAAGCGTGTCTGAGAAAACTTCGTTAATTCTTGAGGCTGTTTGGACAAACTTAATTGCTTCTTGCTTATCTTGCTCAGAAACATCAAATCCCATACCAGACTTGATGTTAGTTACTGCCATATTAAATCTAGGGGCGAATTGCGACATAGTTTCATTGTACATATCTCTAGTGGAAATAAGGCTATTAAGAGTTGCGTCAGAGGTTAATAGTTTAGATTCTAAGTCGCCTTTTGTCTTGCTGGCTATTTCAGGTGGTTCACCAGAACCTGTAACGTATTCAACAGAGCCATCAGGGTTTGTTATGACTCTGGTATATTTACCACTTTTCCCTGTCGCCATTCTTATGTACTCATTAAACTCTGGAGTACCCATCTCAAGACCCATAGATAAAGCATTTGTAATTGCGGCTGTTGTTTCTGGCTTTTCTGGCTTCATAGCCTGTGCAACATCTAACTCAAAAGTGGCCAGCGCAAGCTGGTCAGCCAAGTCTTGACGGCGTTTTTCCTCTGAACGATCACGAGCCGCTTGTTCAGCCTCTGTGTAAGCCGCGCCAGCAGAGCCTAGTATTTGCCCCATGCTTAGTGGCTTATCTGTGTAGCCAGAAGCCGCTAGGAGCTGTTGTGAAGCCGCTGACAGCCCAGCACCCTGCGGAGTGCCTCTGGCTGGCATCCGCAACTGTGCGGCTCTTAACTGATCTAATCCGCTTGGCGGTGTTTTTGGCATATCTGCTGGGCGTGGCTGTGGTACTGGAACACCTTGCTGTGGAAGCATTGTTGGGCGTGGAAAGGGTACGCCAGCAAAAGCCTCACGCTGTGGTGTTCTCTGTTGAATACCCTGCAAAATAGATGAAATACCAGCAGAGCTATACGGCATCGGCTGTTGCGATCCAAGTACATTTTTCACAGGTGACAACTGCATTTGTGACCCAGTTGGTGTATACATATTTAAATTAACTGGTGGTACGTTAAATCCGTTTGCCATGATTACATCATCCCCAATAAGCTACCGCCAATAGCGAATGGAGCAAGTCCGCTAGCCCCTGCATAGCCCAGTGTCTGCCCAAGTTGCGCTCCAGCCAACCCGCCGCCTAATGCGCCAGCTAATGGCTGTCTAAACTGTGGCGTGATTGTTTCACCGCCAATAGTGCCGCCCTGTATCATAGCTATGTAATCCGCAAGTTTTGCAGATGGTCTAGCTTGCTCAAACTGGAAGCGTTCAATGTCAGCCGCAAGCTCTGCACCAGCCTGTGCCTCACGAACAGCACCAATCTCACCAAGTGTGCCAAGATCAGCAAAGCCAAACTGACGAGCCGCAGGTGCTTGCTGGATAGCGGATTGCTGGGCTTGATATGCGTATGGGGCAAGGGCTTGTGCTACCGCCGCTTGCTGGTAGCCAGAGCCGTAACGTCCGGCTTGAGCGGCCTGTGACTGAACCTGCTCAACCACTGGTCTAAACGCCGCTGACTGTAATGGGTTAGTCCCCATCAGGTTCTGCATAACAACCTGTTGTGTGGCTGGGATGAAAGGGCTACCAGATACGGCCTGTTGACGCATACCGCCCAGTGACATCTGAGTTTCAGGCGAGAAGCCGACAACGGTGCTTTCTGGGTAGTATTGCGGTGTTGGTGATTCATATAGACGCTGTGCCTCTGACAGACCGTACTCTAAAAACGGCTGTGCATACGCTGGTGCGGCTGTTGATGATGTAATGGTTCTGGTTGAACCGCCACCCTTGCTCATATCATAGTTCCTTCACAAAAACTGTGGACTGCGATTGATAGTCCATTAACTTACGTTTCCAACCCTTACGGCCAATAATTTCCATGCCGTTACAGCCGATTGATCTAGCCCACTGAGCAATGTCTTTTTCGGCCTCTATTAACTCATCCAAGTCGCCACCTGCAAGCCAGATACGGCATACGCTTCTGCGCGGATAGTCAACTATCTCCGTTACAATAGCACACTTTTCTCTAGGAAAAAACTGTGCCTTGCCATTCTGCACCGCCAGCCACACATCATTGATCCTGTGGCTGTTACTGGCATATGGTAGTGCGGCCTCAATCCAATGCTGGCATCTCTGCCAATCATCCGACAATGAGGTATGCAAATGTTGCTTCATGTCCGGAATTGTCAAAATTAATCACCATTGTTCCATTGGTACTGCTGGCATCGACATAGGGGTTATGATGCCAAGGATTATGCGCTACTGGGGTAAAAAACACTAGGCTTTCTACACTGTATCGTGGCTCAGATATAGTCGTCTGCGTCACATTTGACGGCAATGTTACATAGCCAATACTGTTTAGACCGCCCTCAATAGTACGGTTTAGCACCTCTGCGATCTCTCGCGTGGTGGCTGTAATTGGGTTAAGTGTGCGGAAATTAGCCTTCCGCTGTTCAATAGTCATCTGCGCCCAATCCCTCTAGCCTCAACGTCAATTCCCTGTGCTGTTGACCAGTTGCCTGTAAGGTTCATTCTAAGCCTGTGATATCTACCTGACGATCTAAATGGCGCAAAGCCCTCATCATTCATCGAGGCCGCTGAACCAAGTGTAGCTGTGCCAGTCGGCGTATTCTTTGTGCCAATTTGCACCGTAGCCGCACCACCCTCGTGATATGGATACACCCTTGTCACAATGCTATGCTTGCCCTCTGAAAGCGCGATGTCGCCAGTTTCAATGGTTGCCGCAAGTGGATCGCCTGTGAACGTGTACAGCTTCGCCCCTAATGCACCGCCAAAGAAATACTCGCCACCCTTGAACAGCGCGCTATCCAGCGTTGATGATAAGCCATCAAGCGTTGGGCTAATGTTGTCTAGCTGATCCATTGTGTAGCCGGATGAGAAAAACGGCGCAATGTAGTTTGCGCTAACCTCTACCAGTGACCACTTGCCCATCACATAATTATAAACCAGCATCTTGTCCGGTACGCCAGTGGTTGACTGAGTGCTGGTATAAGACCAGATAGCAATCTGATTAAGTGGATCAACAGAGGCCGACATGTTCTTAGCGTAACTTGAGTTAAAATCCCTCAAGAAGAAATCATTGACCTTTTCAGCACCGATAGGCGTTGTCTTCTGACCGTCAAAGGCGTAGAAGCCATCATCCGATAGAAAGAACACAATAGAGCCGACATTACACACTGAGCCGGAATACTTACATCCACGCTGTGTTTCTACCTTGTCGAACTGGAACACAAGCGGCAGACCGGAGTAAGTGGCTCTGACAATGGCGCGTTCCATTAGGATAGTCGCATATTCACCACCAACAAGACCAGTGATAGCACCTGCGTCTGGGATGTCTTGAAAGTCAGATTGGTTTGTGCCAGCCGTCCAATCAGTAGCCGTGTTGAAGCCAGACCACTTTGTGCGGTATGGCAAGCGACCTGAACCCTCATCAATATTAGCCGTAAACACAAAGTCACGCACAACAGCAATATAATCAGCCTTTGGCGCGTCTGTTGAAAGCACAGCAAACTGTGTTGACGTGCCTACTTGCCATGCCTGTATTGGCTCACCGACACCACCAGCCGCATACACATTTTCGCCAAATTGTACAAACCGCCACTTTTCAGAGTTTGCTAATGAGTGCGTGGCTGATGATACAACATCAAGGCTACTGTCAGTGGTGTCAAACTTATAGAGATTAGTAGCATCACCTGCAAATAATTCGGCATTGCCGTCATTATCCTTTGCCGCAAATATGCCGCGTATCGTGTCGCTTGCCGCGCCACTATACTCAATAAACTGCGGAAATGACTTATAACCCTGTGCCGCTGGAATCACATTCTTAGCGGTGGTTATAGTGTTGTTCATGTCCGGCTGGTCAGGTAGCCATTCCCCAAAAGTAATCATTGCTGTAACCAGACCTCATTTTCTACTGCGATATTTGCCCAGACCTCACTGCCGATTGTTTCCGGTGTCCAAGCCTCATCGCCAAAATCTACAACCACCCAAGCCTCGCCAAGTATCTCGGCAACCGCTTGACCTGAGTACGACATGCTAGTAGCACCCACCCCAGAAAATACACCATTTGCGCCTGTAATGGTAGTCACGGCAATATCTGCCTGTGCCTGACCTAACGTCACAAAGTTTGAGTTACTTGTTGCCGACACAGATGCAGATGCAGTTGCCTCAACCGTTCTGATGCGTGTGCCGCTTGTAGTAGCCGTTTGGACTATCGGTACGCTGACAAAAGCGAACATGACGCGCTGGGCTGTCGCTGTTATGCTTGTAGCCCCTGTAACCGTTGCAGAAGCCTGTCTTACACGCCCTGCGGTTGTTGCCTGTGTGATTGCCGCTGATACCGCACTAGCGGCTGTTCTAGCCCTGTTAGAAGCCGATTGCGCTGTTAATGCAGTTGATGCAGAACCTTCCGCAACAAACACCCTTAGTGTTAGGTTGTCTAGTGTGCCATAGTCCCAATTATCTAAAGCACCCCAGCCATCCATATGATCCAAGGCTGTAGCAGTCCAGTCCACCTTGTCGCCAATGGTATCCAGCGTGATAGTTAGGCTATCAAGTGTTCCGGTTAATCTATCAAGTGGCGCAGTAGTGGCCATGCTTTACTCCACTTAGTCAGCAGAGATGTCCATGTCGCCGACTGCTACTTTAAGGATGTCGCCAGTTTCAATGACCTTGCTTGATGTTAGCGCACCGTGAATCAGTAAATTGCCGGATGAACTAGCGTCAAACAAACCAAAGTGGCTGACCGTTCCCCAGCTACCTGTTGCGGCTGAGAACTCAATAGCCGCATCATTACTAGCTGTGCCGGATGCCGCTACGCCAAAGCTGGCCGCTACCCTGCCATAACCAGAGCCGGATAGCTCTGTGCCGGAATTGTCATCACCGAATGATCCGGTTGACAGGCCGACATACACCGTGGCTGGTGCTGTGTAACTTGCTGTGGCGAGAATGTGGTCAAGAATTTCATTCTCAAGATAATCTGACATTGCGCTCATAGTTTACTCCATACTCGCGTTTTGCTTACTGTAAATAGACTTGATAAACAATGACCCAGAACCATAATGGGCGCGTTGCTCATCACGTCTAACCTCCTCAATCCCACGGCTGAACTTCTGATCATACTGTGCGGCTCTCTGCTCATCGAGCAAATAGGCATAGGCTTCCGCTAATGCACCATACAAGTAAAGATCAGGCGATCTCAGAAACAGCGTTGGTGTGTTGCTGTCACTGATTGCCGTCAATGATCCAATATACACGATTTCTGCCGTGTATGCACTGTCAGGCACTGGCCGCAGTTTCATCTCGCGCCCAATAATACTGAAGCCCAGAGGCTTGCCTGTAGCATCGCTGGGATAACTGCCGTCTAGTGACGTTGGGCTGTGATAGGTCAGAACCGTTAGCGGTGACGTGTTTAACTTAACCTCACGCACCTCACGCATATCTGTCGGCAGGGCTATGTACTCATCGCCAGATGTTAGCGTAGCCGTTGACCGCTTTTCCTGTTCGCGTGTTTCTAACTCGCGTGACATCCGGCCTTCTGCAAGCTGGATAAAGTCCGGTATCTGCGCGGTGAGGTCACTCCTTGCTAAAAAGTTAGCAATAGATTCTTTCAATTCTGCGAATGTGCCAATGCTCATATGTTACCGCCACCAGTCCTAAAGTCGCGGTTCTCACTGTCGTTGAGCCACCGCTTCCATCCGTTAGGGTTTTCACTAGGCTTGCCCAGTGTCTTCAAAAGGTGATGATACAATACATTCGGTATTTCGGCAACGTGCTGGATATGCTTCTGCGTTCCACGCATCTGACCGTATTGCCAGTCATTGTTCATCTGCTTGTTAATACGCAGTAATGGGTCAAATTTCTGCTCTGTGACGATATGATCACCGTCAGCATCGCTTTCGATATAAGTGGTTTTGCCTGTCGTGGGGTCTGTGATCAGGGGGCGTTTCATCTCTCACCTATGCAAATGATAGTGATAAT